TTAATATGAGTAAAGAACTCTCCAAGGTTTAGGGACAATCCTAGTAAAATGAGTTGGGAATAAGCTTCACGAGAAGTGGTCAATCTTAGCCCACCTTCCGTAACTAAATCTTTGGTTTCCCAATCTAAAAGTAAATCTACCATTATTCCATAGCTCCTGTAGGTCTTCCCTCTGCATCGGTATGAATATGTGTATTTACCACAACACCATTAATAGTTACTGTACCGTTGATATCCATATCCACTGCAAAGCTTGCACTACCTCCACTCAATCCTGCATATGTACTCGCATAAACACCTGCATTAGCATTAACAACGCCTTCTGATGTGGTTGTACCTTGGGTAGTAGTGTCACCTTCAACTGTCAGATTACCTTTAATTGTAGTATCATTGTTAACAGTGAGGTGGGATGCAGTAATATCATAACTCCCTTGTGCTGTACATTTAATATTTCCAGAAGTGGTTGTGGTAATATCTCCGCTTGAGGTGACAGTGATTTTAGTCCTTTTACCTTCTATTTCAAGGTTTGTTAGACTCGGATTGTTATGGTTCTTACGTGTACCCCCTTCAAGCTTAACGAAGCAATCTTCTAATCCTGCTACATCATTTACTTGTTGAGTTACAACATCACCAAAGCCATCAAGGTATTGAGATAAATCCTTACGTGACCAATATAAGGTAACAGGATCACCTACTGACACAGGAAATCTAAATTTCCATCCACCAAACCTAGGAAGGTTGACAAATATTTTTTCAAGTTTTATAGTACCTGCTTCAACCTGACCTTTAGTTTCATATAAGTCTTGGATAAGAACTTCTACACTGACACATTGAAGTTTTTCATAATCTTTAGTGTTAGTTATTCTAGCAGGTAATGTTGTATATTCTTGCTCAGAAACCTTAGATGCACTTTCCAGTAATTTCTCTTTCAAAGAAGAGACTGCAACATCGTATGTGGTCATCACAACCTCTCTTTATTATTGTATCTTATAAGGGATATTATAGCACGAAACAAGATGTGTTCTCAATTACAAAGATTCCAATTTAAGGACAGATACCCAAGTATTACTTACAGTATCCAAGATAAACCTGTTGGCCTTAACCATGTAAGTACCCTTGTATTCTTTAGTAATATCATCATCCGGAACAGTAACACACTGACCAACTTCAACAGGAAGGAAGAAAGTGTTAAGTGTTAATTCACGGAGCTTGATATTCGAGTCTTTATCTCCAGTGTCTGCCTTATCTGTGGTATCTTCTATTTCGATAATTGCATCTAGAGGAAGTATAAAATTGGTTTTGATAAAATTGGTATAATCCTGCCCTTTCAATCGGTAAGGTACAATAACAATTTTACCGTTTATATGAGAATAGGACAGATTATGTTTCGCCATGATCTTGTCAAAGTTAGTAACCAAACTACCTACAAAAGTTCTACCGCCTGTTCGGTAACGATCCTTTACATCTTCTAACCCGACAGTACCAATAGCTGTACCTGAGAACCTACCTGCCATATCAATTATAACATCACGTTCACTTACATCTTCTGGATAATTAAGATTCACAATAGTGTTTTTGGCAGCATGAGCATTGGTCGCACATTTTATAATATGAACAACACCTTCTCGATCTTTCCTAGTTTTAACGGATACTACATCGCCTGCATAAAACTGGACAACCTTTTGTTGGTATCCTGCTTCAATAATAATTACTGCTCGCTCATTGGTAATGATATCAATAAACTCTTGGTTGATATTCCATAATTCTAATGTTGAATTTTCTGAGTCACTACCATTTTTAGATAAAGCATTACTACCATCAAATGAAAAACTATAACCTCTACGGTTGTATCCATCTTCAACTAGGTTAGAGATAAACTTAGCATATGATGGCTTAGTTTCAACACCTTGTTGTAATTGTCTACTTTGAAGTGCTTCAGGGATTACAGATAATTCTTGTTGAGTGTAGGTAGCTATTTCAGACTTAACACCTACTGTTATACGATAGGACGGCTCCCAGTTCTCTTTCCAAGGTAATTCTTTCATTATCTCTCCTTAGGAATTACTTAACACTTCTTCACGATCCATGTAGTATAGTCTGAACCGTTTTCCGTCACCGAAGTTATCCTTACCAACCGTATACACATTATCCCCTAGTCCTTTCTCAGATTCAGTATCACCACAGAATAGTAACCCTGTTGGAAGTTTGTCCGTGTAAGCAGTATTCAGTAATTGTTGGTTAGGGGTAAGTTTAACACTGCCTTGAATAAGAGCATCATACTGAGCATCTCCGTTATCTAAGAATTGATCCATTTTAAATAGTGCGGGATCGTAGATAGTTAAATACCACCCTGAGTTTCGGAAACCTCGTTTAAGCAGTGCATTGTTCCAGTGTAAATGAAATATATATTCTACAGAATCAAGGATCACTGGAAACACTTGATTGTAGCTTGTTGAATCAAACTCTATACGTACCATGTTATAATCCTGAATCTATTCCTAGTAACGACCTACCACTTTCTTCAACACCTCTGAGTATGGTAGTCCTTTCTTTTTCTTCCACTTCAGTCTTACCACCTTTACCGTTAGTTGCTGAAGATCCATCTGCATTCGCACCTTCACTTTGTTCTGGGGGAAGAAATAAAGTACCAACTGTAGCTGCTTGACTGATCCACAACTCACGGACAGAGAGATTAACAGTGACGGCATTTAAGAATCGGTCTAAACTAACAGAGCAAGATTCAATGACACAATCTTCTATATTATCCATTAACTCTACAGACTTATCTGTATAAAGTGTAAATCGTTGTTTACCTTCAATCAAAGAATCTATTTGACGTTGGAAATCGATTGGGTTAAGATTATCTTGTTGATGTAAACCTTTTGAATAAGTGACAATACCACTCATGTTTACGGTTTTAAGTCCAGTAGTGTACCCATCACTAATCTCCTTACCGGACATAATAGACTTACTTGTGATTTGGTTTTCCCTACTTACAGAGATACTCTGTTCACAATCTAAGCAAATTACAGTTTCGCCATCAGGGGCGATGATATAAACTTTACTCATTAATTTTACCTATAAAAATAAACCCAACCCGAAGGTTGGGCTATATTAGCTTATCGATTAGCGATAGTTAGGATCGAATGCACGGTTCATTGCACGATTCATTGACTCCGCCATTGCAGGTTTAGTTGCAACTGCTTCAGCCACCTTATTACCATCAATATCTACTGTTACGTGGATAGGAGACTGAGGTGGTTGGAATACAGATTGTTGACGAGGTTGCATGAATGCTTCATGGTTGTAAGGCATAACACCTCTGGTGGTACCAGTTACTGTTGTCGCATCACTTGATGAACCTAGAATCCAACTTAGCTTGTCCATGATCATGTCAAGAGTCTCTAACCAAGGTTTGAAAGGGTTAGCCACATCGTTGATGTTAAACCTAAGTAATGTCTTCTTACCTGTGGGAGAGAAGAACTCTGCAATTTCTTCCAGAACACCTAACCCTAGATAGAACGGTAGGAACATCCTAGTAGCAATCTTAGCTACAACACCCATTACTGCGCGTAACCCGCCGAAGTGTTTAACAATACGTCCAAGAATCGGGGAGAATTTAATCAGCGGAATAAGAGCTAACGCTACCCAATCACCGAATGTCTCCATTGCAGAGTTAACTCCGTGAAGGATACTACCTAATGCACTGAACACTGGATCTAGTACATTCTCCACTAGCCAAGCTAATCCTTTGAAGACTTTACCCATCGTTTTACCGAATTCAGTGAATAAGGTTTCGTTCTCTTTAATCATTTCAGCTAATGAGTTGAATAGCACCGTTAATCCTTCACCCCATCCAGATGTGAAAATAGTGTCGGCTGCAATCTGAGTTGCATTAACTAGTCGGTTCATAGCGACACGGTTGGAATCCATTGCCTTGTCTAAACCTGTTGCAGCAGTTTCTCGCAACCTCTTCGAGAAGTGTGGGAGGACATCATTAGCCATGACTTTACCCTCTTCCATAAGCTTCATCAAACTCTTAACAGAACCGTCGGTGGAGATCCCTGCATCCATCGCAGCTTTAGCCATAACTTGAAGTGCATTAGGCATGACCTCTCCAAGCTGACCTTTAAGCTCTTCTGACATAACCTGACCTTTCGACATAATCTGTGTCAAAGCTGTAAATGCCCTACCACTTTCATCTGCACTAAGACCAAGTACAGTAGACATCTCTGCCATACCAAGGAAAGATTCTCGTAGATCAGTATCTGATAAATCGCCTTGAGCTGCTACCATTTTAGCATACTGTTTGGAAGACTCCTTGAAACCTACACCTAACCTCATTGCTTGTTCTTTAACAAACCCTAGGTTTTCTGCTGCAAGTTCTGAGTTACCTGACACAGTCAACATAGTATTATTTACAGCTTCAAGATCTTGTCCAGTTTTAGTAATGAATACTCCACCTGCTGCCACGGCAAATGCACTCACCATATTACCTGCAAACTCTTTACTAGAAGCTTCCATACGACTGACTAGGAAGGATTTCTTCTTAGCTAGACGTAGACTTGCACGTTCCTGAGCGACTATCTTACGCATCTCTGCGGAGGTCTTAGCCTTGGCTAGTCTTGCTCGAATATTCTCTTGTGCTGTACGGTGTGCTGCATTGGCCTCTTTCTCAGTCATCAGGGCAGAGTTCATGATCGTTGCACGAGTTTTCTCTAAACTAGATAACCTTTGAGCATCGATACGTTCTTGACGCATCTTCTCTTTGGTAACTTTCTGTTCTGCAGCGTACCGTTCCTTAGCTTGCTTCTTTAGGAAGTTTTGAGTATTCTTATCGATACGTGCCCCGACAAAACCATCGGATGGTTTAGGTTTGGGTGTGGTCGGAAATTCCGGACTTCTAGGGGGTTTAGTAGGAGAAGACGGGGCTACAGGTTTTTTATATAAATCCTCTTGTAACTTCTTCATCTTAACTAACATATCATGTTGTATAGATAAAGCTGATAATCTTCCCTTGTCAAAACTGTCAGCAGCCTTCTTAAAGCGGTTAAGGGCTTCGAGGCCAGATTGGATCTCAACCGCTATACCGTATTGCATGTCACTCACATCATATACCTCTATCTATGTTTGTTACGCATTTCTTCTTGCTTACGTTCCCATTCCACACCACTATCATAAGCTTTCTGGCGATCTTCACAGAAATCTACGTATAATTCCAACTCAATAAATTGTTGCCAACACCATTTATACAAAAGAGTATCAGTATCAATATTACAAAAGTCGGATTTGGTTAGTGCATGTAGGCGAGAGAGGTGGGCAAGGTGTGGGTAACGTTCCAAGGCATACTCGGCAATTAGCTTGCTTCGTTTGTATCCTGTTGGACTGAGTCCGTCTGGAACTGAGTCTTCATCTTGTTGAGCATTGGACTTACCGTTTCGATCACGGAACGGAACATACTGTTCTTGCCCACTTGTTTCATAAAAAAACTTAGTAGGTTACCTCGGAACGCATAAATTAGTAGTTCTAAATAATCACCTTCATATTCTTCTGAGGATAGATGTTGTACCCAGTCTACCTTTACCCACTCATCCTTCTGATCATCTTTCATTTCAAGAGATTTTAGCAACTTGTCCTGTAGTTCCAAGAAATGATCTTCAGTGAGATGTTGTTGTAAATGTGTAATTGCTTGGGTAAATACAAACTCGTTGCTATGAGCATCAGTGTAGATCTCATCCAACTCTTTTTGTACATCACTCTTACCAAGTTTGATATCAGCCATAACCCCAAGGCTAGGAGACACTGCAGAAAGTAGTTTGAAACCTTCGGCTGAAGTAGTGATTACATTGAATTTAGATACGCGATACTTAGTACCGTTAATTGTTGTTGGATCAAGTTTGTGTTCAGAAAAAATCATAACAGTTCCTCCAAGGATTGGTGATTATTTTATTATCGTTATAAGGATATTATAGCATGAATGAGGAAAGCCCTGCATCATTAAAGACGAGGGCTTGGTGTTACATACCTTCTATGTATTCTATTTTTGTTAGTGTAGAGTGGTTCTCTATAAGGTTAATCATTAATTGTTCTGAGTCAAGTGAGAAAGTTTCACGAGTCCAAGTCTTGTAATAAAAACCTCGTTCGGTAAGTTCATCAATCACGAATTGTTCAGTGTCATAAACTTCTTGATGAGTTCCGGTGTAGACGTGTAGGATTTCAAGCTGGTCACGGGTGCAGCCTGACTTTTTGAGAAGTCCTTTCTTATCTTTTATACGGTTCTTTATTACAAAAGCCCTTCCACATTTTAAATATGTACCTTTAAATCTTATTACATATAATAGGTCTTGCTCCTCTACCCTGTCCAAAAAGAATCCGTTTCCGAATCCGGTCTGCAGTTGCCGCTTTTTATGACACCCTTTACAACTCTTCAACCTCTCTCGGATACGACTAATTTCTGTTGACCCCTCGTGTTTGCAGACATTACACACCCAGTTAAACCTACTGTTAGTGTTGCAATAGTTACCTTTGAACCCTCTAAAACTCTTATTGTAATTTTCACACTCAGCCATTAGTCTGACTTTCATCATATTTTCCGAGTAAGTGAATTTTCCAGAACACCTACAAGGTACAATACCTGCTCTTAAAGAGGGCAACTCAGTTATAAAGTAACCATCTGAAACACCCTCTTTTGAGTAAAGGTCTTTGGCACATAAAGGGCAATAAACTTTCCACTTGTAAACATATTTACCTTCAACCTTTTCTGCAGGTAACCTGGTGTATTCATAGGGATGGTTAAATATCCTATTAAAAACCTCTATGTGGTCTTGTGTAGGCTTTTCCTTGAACGTACTTACACTTCTGTGTCCATCTTTAGGGTCTTTTCTTCCACTGAAAAGATGAGTAATATCTGTAGTATCCCAAACATTTCCTGTTTTATTGTTCTTAATCTGTAGTTTAGACCTTACCCCTTTCCAAGAACCTTTAACTCCTAGTAAAGTGTAATCCAACTCTTCACATACCCTTTTTACTCTAATCAGTAACTGCTCTTTACTCCACTTGGGTATTTTTGCACAACCGCAAGGCACACATCCATTCTTCAAGTTAGATTTACTTGTGATTAGAGTACCTTGAGGGAATAATTCAATGTCTTTACTACAAATGCTACACTCAATCAAGTACATAGTAGTCTTACCTTTCCTACGTAACACTTCTATCACTGTTAATAATCCACCTTTAGGTGTCTCTGTTTTATATCCAATAAAGTTGTCTACCACTTTTAAACCCTTTTCACTCATTACACCCCTCTTCTAACTTGTCCATAAAATCAAAAATATAACCTTCTCCAAAAGTCTCCGCTATATACTTAAGTACAAAGGTTAGGTCTACTTCTTTAATATCTTCCATATACCCCTCTCATAATTTAAGAACTACATGAGTAATTATCTCACGGATTGGTGCCAGAGACAATTCGGTTATTCCGAATATTAGATAAGGTTTAAACGAAAGAAAACCCACACCGAAGTGTGGGTTGATGTATGTATCCAGCGTACCGTTAAGCTAGGTACTGTGTAATATTAGCTAAGACATCTAGAGGATTATCTGTACGGATCAAGCGCTCGCATTTAAAGGAAACTGTGCGAGTTCCGACAACGTTCCCCCAGGATTCGTCACCTAATGAGGTGATTACTGTATTGAAGGCTACAAAGGAGCCTGTATTCCCTGTAGGATCTTTAAAAGTCATAAGACCTTGAAAGGGAATCTCAAAAAACTCAGATACGAGCATGACACCTGCTCCCATTTTGTCCAGTTTCTTTAAAGACTCATCTGTTTGAGTGTATTCGATTTCTATCGTACCGCCTTGATCAGCTAACTGAGAAATGGTCATACGGCCTTTAAGGTCAAAAGAAACTTCTTGCAGATCTCCATTTTTAGATACATTAGCGGATTGGAAGCCGGACGAGATATCCATACCATTGTAGTTAATAGAAATACCTGCACTTGCGTAATTACCTGACATTTATTATTCTCCTTATACTGCTACATCGTCAGCTTGGTAAGTAAGCACACCATCTACGATCACGAAATTCACCGCACCTGCAAGGAAGGCTTTAAAGTTTAGACCTTCAAGTGTACGTTGTGCTTGCGATGCAAAGCTGAATGACTCAGGAATTGTCACGGGCTCAAACCCAGTAAACAAGCCCAGATTAACACCGTCAGAAAGTACACTATTCAAAGTATCTGACATACGTGATGCAGAGGATTGTGCAAACGTGATAGGATCTGCTGCATTATCTGCCTGTGTAAGTAGTGTTAGACCTCGCTGAATCATTGTCAGTTTAGTCCAGTCACCGATAACAACATTCTGAATCCATTGACCTTGACCACGAGCTGACGTACCATCTTTACCAGTTTTAGTAATTGTCAGTCCGAACTCTGTGAAACGTACTGTTGCATTACGGTCAGTGATGTAACCTGCCTCTGTTTTAGTAAGTAGACGACCTAATACTGGATGACGTGCTGCAGGTACACTCATGTTTTGGTTAAAGGCTGAACCTTTAGTCCCTTCTACAAAGCTACCAACGTATGCTTCGTGTGTGATTTCTGGGAAGATT